CGGCTCGCTGGGCCGTGGTGCTAACCTCTGCCGCCCTTTATTGCCAAGTTCTTCCGATAACTGTACTATAGGGTGTGATTCATGGCAACCAAGGACGTTAGTAGCGTGGCTAACTTCGTCACAACCACTCAGGCGGCAAAGATTATCGGATGCACTGACAGTCGCGTTCGGCAACTCGTGCGCGCCGGAATGATTAATGGCGTCGTCAAAGTTGGTCCTCGTGCCGTTCTCATCCCCCGCAAGGAAGCTGAAAAATTGCGGGATCATCCCTCCTCGACTGGTCGCCCCCGAAAGACCGGATAATCGGCCTGAAAAATATTTTCGGAAACCGCTGTTGACAGTATTTCCGATAACTGTAGAATCACGCAGAACGCTCGCGGAATCGGCTGATTAGCACCCAGCCCCGTGAGTCCAGCGACTTCTGCCCAATTTCTTGGGCTGTTGTCGCTCTGGCAACGAATAGCAATGGCCGCATGGTTCGCGGGGGTTCTCGCGCGCCGAATTCTGCGGCAACACGAGGACCGTTCGGAACAACGCTGTGAATCCGGCCGGATCAAGCAGCGGACCCAATGCACCCAATGCGGCGGGTTGTTGGCGATGTGCTGCACACAGGTCGCGCGGCCGATGCGGCATCCGGGATCATCCCCCGGCGGTCCACCTAAGGCAACAGAAGAGGTAAGCGGTGGAGCTGATGGCCGCTTAGTCAGGATGGCACAGGATCGTTCGGAGACGAATGACGGATCGCGCGGCAACGAATGCCGTGGCAAATGGACTTGGCGCGGCGGCCGGGGTGTTCCCGGCCGCCGTAGGTCCAGTCTCCGGACGTTTGCAGGAGGTTTTTCCAATGCTCGTTTTGTCACGTCATCCCCAGCAAAGAATCCGAATCGGGAGCAACATCATCATCACGATCGCCAGCGTTCACGGCGACCGTGTGAAAGTCGGAATCGACGCACCGCCGGAAGTTCGCATCGCTCGCGATGAGCTTCCGCCGGACGACGATCCGAGGGGCCCCGAAGCCCGACCAGTGGCCGCATAGGTGGCCGCATGAATCAAAGCCCGCCGTCCGGCTGCTCTGAATTGGAAACTCTAGGCAGTCGGCGGCGGGATTTACGACAAACTCCAAGGACAAGTAGAGCCATGCAAACAGCAATCGACTTATCACGGTTCTGCGATCGCGACCGTTCGTACATCAGCCGCCCGTGGGTGGAAAGCGGCGTGCGCTACGCATCGGACGGCCGGATCATCGTCGCTGTTCCTGCGGATGGCGAGCCAAGCAGCGAACATCGCCACCCCAACGGGCCGGACATCCTGAAAGGGTTTCCCGATTCGGCCGACTGGATGCCCTGGCCTGAGCCTGCATACGTCGATGACATGGCCGATTGCCTGGCGTGTGACGGAACTGGCGACGAATCTACGGAAAATTGCCCGGAGTGTGACGGAGCGGGCACGACAACCTGCCCTCACTGTTTTCACGAAGACGACTGCGATGAATGCGACGGGGCGGGCGTGATTCGCACGGCCGACTGCGTGCAATGCGGCGGCACAGGTCGGGTGCTTCGTCCGGCGCGAATCGAAGTCGCCGGTCGCTGGTTCGCGTGGGACGTCGATCAACTCGTCAGGCTTCTGCCGAACCCCGAATTCGCCCACGACTCCAAGGATCGCTTCAAGACGTGGCTCGTATTTGATGGCGGGCGCGGAGTTGTGATGGCGTTGTCGCGAGACGCTTAGAGGCAGGCAACAGAGACGGGGCCGCGTAGGCCACGTAGCCGCCCCACGACGGGGTAAGTGAGTGCCGTCATGGTCGACGGGGCATGACGCCGGGGAGCTTGGAGCGAACCGGCTGGCTCTCTGCTTCGAAAGGATTAGCACGATGCTGGTTTTGTCGCGAAAGAAAAGTGAAGCGATCGTCATCAACGAAAACATCGTCGTCACGATCGTTGAGGTGCGTGGGGACAATGTGAGACTCGGAATCGACGCCCCCAAGGATGTACCGGTGCTTCGAAGCGAGTTGCTCGACAGCGGCCCAAGTGAACAAGGGGAATGACATGGCAACCGTAACTGCAATTCAACCAGCAGTCGGCCAGATCTGGCGGCTGAACATCTATTCGTGGGGATGGCGCAACGATGGCCATCAGCCGATTCCGTTTGGCACTGTGGCTCAAGTGCGCGTGGTGACAAGCCAGTTCGTTCAGCTGCTCAGCGAAGCGGGCGATCTTGTCACCGTCGAACCGTGGCGGCTGCAACGTGATTGGGAGTGCCTGCCGTGAAAATTACTGAATCACTCGCCTACCGGTCGCTCGAACGGCAAAACACCAAGCTCTGGCAAGCCATCGAGGAGCGGGACGACACGCTCCATGAAATCGGCAGACACCTGAAAGCCGGAAACTTCGAAGCCGCCAAAGCTGCTTATGAGCAGTTCTCTGGCGTGCCGGAGCCCGCTGCAACAAGTCAAAAGTAGTTCGTAGTTCGTGATCCTGAAACGAAGGAAATTGCAATGAAGATCAAATCGGGAGTGCAACCAGGTCCGCGGCGGATCCTGCTGTACGGGCAAGACGGCGTTGGCAAATCATCGTGGGCTGCTCAGGCTCCGAGGCCGATTTTCCTGGACGTCGAGGACGGCCTCAATGACATCGATTGCGACAAAACTGAGAAGCTGACCAGTTACGGCGACGTTACCACGGCGCTTAGCTGGCTGGCGACAAACCAGCACCCATACCGTAGCGTCGTTTTGGATACCTGGGACTGGCTCGAACGATTCATTCTCGAAGACGTGGCCCGCGAAGCTGGCAAGCCGGCATTTTCGCTGATCAAGTTCGGCGAGGGGGACGGTCCAGCGCTCAAAAAAGCGGCGTTCATCCTGGACCAGCTTGACGCACTGCGAAAACACCGCGGCATGGGGATTATCCTGCTCGCGCATGCCAGAATTGTCAAGTTCGAAGCCCCTGGCGCCCCCGCCTACAACTGCTACGAACCCGACTCACACAAGTCGATTCTGCCGCACTTGAAAGAGTGGTGCGACGAAATCTTCTTCGCGTCTTACCGGGTGTTCACGACATCCGAAGATGCCGGATTCGGTCGCAAACGAGCCATTGGGACTGGTGGCGGCGAACGCTTCATTCGCACCGAAAAAACTGCCGCCGTTGCCGCCAAGAATCGCATTCGCGGCCTGCCCGAAGAGCTGCCCATGGACTGGTCCGCCTACGCCCAGTACATCCCGCGGCCCGCTGCTCCGGCTCCGGTTGCCGCGCCAGCTACTCCGCCGGCTGAACCCACTGGCGACATCAGTGGCGTAGTCGTCAACGGCAGTTCGAAGATCACGCCCGAAGAAGTGTTCGCTGGCGTGTCGGAATAGCTGAATCAAGTCAATTCGTGGAATGTCTTTTTTGTAGTACGAAAATGAAAGGAAATGAACATGTCGAATCTTGCAGGACTAGGTTTTGATGCGTCTCAGGTGGAGCCAGATGTTGGCTTCGAGGCAATTCCGGCGGGCGATTATGACGCCGTGATCGTCAGCAGTGAGGTCAAAGCGTCATCGACTGGCGGGCAGTATCTCAAGCTGGAGCTTCAGATTCTGAACGGCCCGTATCAGAATCGTAAAGTGTTCACGAACCTCAACCTGTGGAACAGCAGCGAGGATGCCGTCAAGATCGCTCGCGCCAACCTGTCGGCGATCTGCCGCGCGGTGAACGTGCTGACGCCGCAAGACTCATCGCAGCTTCATAACAAGCCGCTCCGAATCAAGGTCGTTGTGAAGCAAGACCCGCAATACGGGCCACGCAATGAAATCAAAGGCTTCAAGCCTCGTCAGGCTGGCGGCACTCTGCCGACGCCACCGGCGGGCGTCGATCCGAACGCTGCCATGTCGCAGCCGCCGGTTTCTCGACAATCTCAGCCAGTCGGTAACTCGACTCAGCCGGCCTGGGGCTAATCGCCCTCGGTCGTGCTTCCTGCCGGTCGTTCAAAAACGGGGAACGATCGGCAGGGTTTCGCTCGCATAGATCAACGGGATAGAGCAACCGCGTTCTAAGCGGATTGGTCCGGGTTCGAATCCTGGTGCGAGTACTGCGTCAATTCAGCAAGGACGTTGCCTGTATGTTTCAGCTTAGATGGTATCAGGAGGCTGCCTGCAATGCCGCCTGGTCGCACCTGTGCAACCAACCGGGCAATGCCGTCATTGTGCTGCCCACTGGCGCCGGCAAGTCGGTTGTAATTGCGGAACTGGCCAGACGAGCTCACGAAGCTGGCGGGCGGTCCATGATCTTGGCCCACCGGAAAGAGTTGCTGTCCCAGAACGCTGAAAAGATAGCCGCCTTCCTTCCGCCGCTAGTCCCTTGCGGACTGTACTCAGCCGGCTTACGGCGGTATGCCACCGACGACCCAATCGTCTGCGCTGGCATTCAGTCCGTCTACAACAAAGCCGAGCTGTTCGGCCGGCGGAATCTCGTCTTGGTCGACGAAGTTCACCTAGTGCCGAACAACGGCGAGGGGATGTATCGGACGTTTATCGATAATTTGCGATCGATCAATCCCAACGTCCGGCTGATCGGCCTGACGGCGACGCCGTATCGCACTGGCGAAGGCTCGCTCTGCCGGCCGGACAGTCTGTTCCAGCGAATCTGCTATGAGGCGCCGATCACGAAGCTGATCGCCGGCGGATTCCTTTCGAAGATCATCAGCCAGCCAGCGGACGCCGAACACGGCTCGATCGACACCAGCAAGCTGCATATTCGCGGCGGTGAATTCGTACCCGGCGAAATGGAGCGGGCATTCAGCCACGATCCGAAGATTCGAGCGGCATGCAAGGAAATCGCGGCCTACACGCATGATCGCAAGTCCGTGCTGATCTTCTGTGCCGGCGTGCACCATGCGGACAGAGTAGCCACAGTGCTGCAAGAGCTAACCGGCGAATACTGCGGCGTGGTGACTGGCAACACGACGCCGCTGGAACGGGCGAGCCTTCTGGACCGATTCAAGCGGCGCGAACTGAAGTATCTCTGCAATGTGGACGTGCTGACGACGGGGTTTGATGCTCCGTGTATTGACGCGATTGCAATTCTCCGCGCGACAAACAGCCCGGGCCTGTTCGCTCAAATCTGCGGCCGTGGTTTTCGCTTGTTTCCGGGCAAAGACGACTGCCTGGTGCTCGACTTCGGCGAAAACATCCAGCGGCACGGTCCGCTCGACTCCCCAGAGTTTGGCAAGCGTAAAGACAAAAAGAGCGGCGACGGCGAATCCGACGCTCCCACAAAGAAATGCCCCAACTGCGAAACCGACTGCCCGATCAGCGCGCTGGAGTGCAAAGACTGCGGCTGGAAGTTCCCGCCCCGCGAAATCAAGCACGGCAATCAAGCAGACAAGCAAAACCAAATCTTAGCTACGCCCAAACAGTGGCTCGTTGAATCCGTTCGGGCCTCACGGCATCGGAAGCGGAAAGCCGAACCCGACGCTCCAGACACCCTGCGAATTGATTACCTGTGCAAGCCCGCGGATGCCCCGAATAGCAACCTGATCGAAACGATCAGCGAATGGGTCTGCATGGATCATGACGGATGGGCACGCGCCAAGGCTTGGCAGTGGTGGCGGAAGCGTTCGAAGGCGAAGCCTGAGCCCATCGAACAACCATCCGGCATGTATAGCTATATCGACAGCTGCGTTGACTTGTTCGAGCGTGGCGCCGTCGCTCTGCCCACGCAAATCACGACGCTCTACGACGGCCGGTTCCATCGCATAACGGCGTATCAGCTTGAGCCGATCCCCGATGATTGGGCTGAGCCGATTACGGCCAGTGTGCCAGACAGCAGTGACGAGTGCCACGATCCGTGGACGGAAGAATCTGACGACATCCCGTTTTAGGGCGTGACGCATGGAAGTGCCTCAAGAACTACGCGATCGACACCAGTGGATTGTCTGGCGCAACGAGCTGCGCTACGGCAAGCCGACAAAGGTGCCCTATCAAGTGAACGGTCGGCACGCCAAGACGAATGATCCGGCGACTTGGAGCAGCTTCGAAGCTGCCTTAGCTGTCGTCGATCGATTCGATGGGCTTGGGTTCGTGTTCTCCGCCGAGGATCCATTCTTCGGCTTGGACCTGGACGGCTG